TAATGGCAGGACAACTAGATTCAGCATTTAAACAAATAGCTAAACAAGTAGTGTCTCAACTTGGGAACTCACTAGACACCTCAGTCATTTACACGCGAAAGGGTGTATCTAGCTATAACAACTTAACAGGCGAGTACATAACAGTAGATACAAATTACACAATAAAAGTACCTATCGAATTTGTGGAATCCACGGAAGAATCTGGATTTCAGGAAAATGTAGCGAGACTCTATATAACACCAGATCTTATAGGCGATAATCAGCCATTACTTCAGGATGAAATAACACTTACATTTTCTGGATCGACAAGAGCAGCTAAAATAACAGATATACGCACACTAAAGGGAGGACAGGAATACCTGTTCCGTATTGATGTAATTTTCTAATGACTTTAGTAAAAGCAAGAGCAGCATTTGAAACAGCAATCCTAGACACAGTTCAGGCAGCCGATCCAACTGTTACTGTAGTATTTGATAATACTCCCTTCACCACCCCAGGTAAAAACAAAAAGTATGTAATGGTGAATTTAGACTTTACACAGTCCACTACACAACCGCAGGGTGCAGCTAAAACCTATTACGCAGGGACAATAAGATGTGCCGTTATGACCCCTATGAACAAAGGAACTGCTGTAGCATCTGCTGTAGCTGAATCTTTGATAGACGGACTAACATCTGTAAACGCAACTAATTATACTGATACTTTTTCTGTGAGTCCGAGAGTCGGAGAGATTAATGGACCGACTTCTGTGACAGCAGAGCAGCAAAGTCATTTTATGAGCGTAATCAACTGTACTTTTAGTGCTAATGGTTAGAGATATAAAGCATCTGGTGGCTGATCTTGAAGATGCAATTCTATTAGGTAAAAGTTCTTCTGCTTCAGAAATTCAATTTTCCCTACAGCATAGAAGTCCTTTTTGGACAGGTACTTTTAATAGATCATGGAGAGTACAAAAGGGAAGTCGTGTTGCTGCGACTATACCCAGAGGAGAGTTTTCAGGCCCAAAAATTCCGAAGAAAGGAGAAATAGTAATGACTACATTATCTGAAGCTCTTTATGTAGGCAACCAAACAGATTATGCAGCCTTTGTCATAAACCAGAAAAGAAGCGAAGCGGACGGAATGAAATACGAAGATTTATTCACAGCAAAAGCCCGAACAACTCCGATACCCAACCAGCCTGATTGGTACGATGTTTATTTAAAAACAGCATTAGAAGGTGATCTTGATGAAGGTTTTTCACAAGTAGGATTTAGTGTAAGAAAGTCATACGGTTGACTTTGATATATACTACAAGAATAAATACAGATTTTTATGTCTCCAGAAAGAGCAATCGACAAACTAAAGAAAGCCTTTAGTATCCAAGAACGCAGTAGTTACTTCATTACTAAGGATGGAAAACCTATTTTGAAGATATTCTGGTCGCCACTTACTATAGCTGACAGAGACACTATAAACAGTACATTAGTAGCTATGAACAAAGGTAAAGAAGAAGGTAATCTTGATTTTTCTCTGCAAGTTTTAGTGACAAAGGCTGAAGATGAATCAGGTGCAAGAATGTTTACAGCAGCAGATTTACCTACATTAAGAAGAGAAATACCAATGTCTATTCTGATAGATATTATGACCAAGATGCAGGGAGTGGGCGAGGAGGAAAGCCCCGATGCCGTAAAAAGCACAACTGAAGCAGGATAATTTTGTTTACTTACAATTTTTTGTAGCAGAACAATTAAAACTAACCTACAAAGAATTACAGGAAAAGATGTCAATCAAAGAACTGTATGCCTGGAACGCTTACTTTACCTTGAAAGCTGAACGTGAAGAAGAAGCCTACGAAAAGGCAAGGAGGCAAGCTCAAATTCGCAAAGTACGCTAAACTTTTAATATCTGTACTTTTGGAAAAAATTAGTGGCAGCCGAATACGAAGTAAATATAAAACTGAATACTAAAAGCATTACTAAAGACTTAAATACTGTCGGAGGTAAGATAAAAGATTTAGGAAAAACTCAAAATACTAAAGCAAAAAAAGCATTAAGTAATACAGATGCACTTCTTAAAAAAGAGATAGCAATATTAGCCACAGAAAATAGAGCATTACGAACTAAAGGACAGCTACTAAAACTGGAAAAAGACGGAGTAAATATAAAAGGACAATTAGAGAAATTAGACACTGCAATAGCGGTAGCTCGAAGAGGAGAAGTAGATATGGCAAAAGTGATGATACAAAAACGTGAAAAAGGTGTAATACTCGCTAAAAATCAACTGATAAATGAAACAAAAATAACTGAGCAGAAACAGAAACAAACTGCGTTATCTACAGGTATAGCATCTCCCGTGTTTGGTAAGCCTAGTCAGATAGGAGCTCCCTCAAACATAGCTGCAATACTTAACGATCCAACTACTTCAGTATCTCCTGTTCAACAGGCTTTGAAGGAAATGGAAGCTAGAACAAAGTCAAATCAAAAACAAGCAATATTAAACAGAAAGAAATCACTAAGTTTAGGTAAGGATATAGTCAAAATTAAAGTTGATGAAGGTAAAGCAACTGCAAAAAATCTTAGATTAGAAACAAAACAAGTAGATAAACAGGCACAAAGATTAAGTCAAAGTTTAAACGCAGCCATATCTCCTCAAGGTGATTTTAGTAGGTTATCTGATAGGCAGTCTCGTAATGCACAAGGCGGAAGAACATTTATGAATAATCCGTTTTTTGCGGGTATGAGTAGGTTAGGAGCAACTAAAGGATTTGATACTCAGAGTGCATTGATAAGTGGTGCGTTTCCTCTGTTATTTGGGCAAGGTCCAGTGGGTGCAATAGCTGGTGGTTTAGGCGGTGGTATCGGTGGAATGTTTGGAACAATGGGTGGATTTGCAGGAGGTATTGCTGCAACTGCAATAGTCCAGCAAATTCAGAACGCTATTAGCGGAATCAGTGAATTAGGGAAGGCATTAGGCCCATTTGCAAAGAATACTGATGCAGTTACAACAGCTTTAGGATTACAGGGTTCAGCAGAAGAAGCTCGCATACAGATGCTTGAAAAAACACAGGGTAAGACAGCAGCTTTCAATGCAGCTATGCAGGTAATGAATGTGCAGATAGGTGAGAGAGGTGTTGATGCTTTAAGTGAATTTGGTGAGACAACTAGATTAATGAACAATCAGTTTGCCATTGCCATAACCCGAATAGGAGCATTTACAGCAGGACTACTTAACTTCGTAAATAAAACTCTAGGTATCCAAAAAGGTTTGCGGGAAGCTGCTGCTGATCGTGCCGTGGAGTTGGGAATCGCTAGAAATGATCCAAGAGCATTAGCACTGGAAGCAAGACAAACTGCAATAGATAATACACCTTTAGTTGAGTTACCTGGTGCTATGGGTAGTACGCGAATGGGTCAATCTCAAGAAACTATTAAAGCTCAAGCATTATTAGATTTAGATAAGCAGAGATTTAAAGTAATAACAGACACCGAAGCAGAAGCAGCACAATTAACTGAGAAGTTTGATTCTCTAATTAGTGCTAATCAAAAAGAGGAGGAACTTACTGCAAGAGTATTAGAACTAAGAAGAAGTGGTCTAAATCCTGAAGTAGCTAAAACTGTAGCTGAAATAGAAAAGCAGGCAAGTGTTAGTAAAGAAGCGTTGGACTTTGAGATAAATCAATTACAGAGAAAGAAAGAGCAAGGAGATGTGTTAAGTGTTGATGAACAAACCAGATTAGATACTCTAATAAAGCAAAAAAATGCTATAACCGACGGGGTAAAAGGTTTAGATCAAAAGTTACAGAAAACACACGATCTTACCGAGGCAGCGACCCAAACTTTAGATGCCTTTGAAAAATTAAAAGATACAATAACAATAGATATAGGCAACGGAATTAAAGGATTAATAAAGGGAACTGAGTCTTTAAATGATGTATTACGGAATGTGTTTGATAAATTAGCTGATGCAGCACTAAATATGGCAATATTTGGAAATGTGGGTGGTGGATCTGTAACAGGCGGATTTTTAGGTATGTTTAAAGCAGAAGGTGGGCCAGTAAAACGAGGTGGTAGTTATGTTGTTGGAGAACGTGGACCAGAACTGTTTACACCTGGAGTATCAGGAATGATTACACCAAATCATGCTCTTGGTGGTTCTACAAGTGTAGTCGTAAACGTAGATGCTTCTGGATCGTCTGTTGAAGGGGATGAGCAGCAGGGAAGAGAACTTGGTCGCCTTATCTCAGTTGCGGTACAATCTGAAATAGCTAATCAGCAAAGACCTGGAGGTTTACTTTTTAGATGACAACTTTTAATGACAGCGATGTAGGTACTTCAACTGGAGGTACAACTCCTTCTTACAGTTCCAGAAAGACTTCCAAACCTATTGTTAATAATATTAGGTTTGCTGATGGTTTTGAACAGCGTC